GCCTTGTATTACTGTTGGAAGAAGCTGTCCAATAATCTTCTTTGGGATGAGCCTTGTCTCAAAGCTCTGAAATCTAAATGCGCTTTCTGCAAATATCTTTTCTGCCTTAATTGCCCTTTGAATATCTATGTCATCAAATGTGGTGCGTGCTTTCTCTGCAAGTGCTTCATATGTTGATCTTGTTCTTGCTTGAAGCGCAAAAAGCCTCTTGGAATTATTAAGAAGTGATTGAGTAAGAATCCTTCCGTTATCATCAAGAAAAACGCTGAGTGTCGCAAGATACCCATTCTCAGTAGCCGAAGGAAGAGTCCTCATCGCAGCCATATTTTGCGCTGATTCTGTTATTGATTTTGCCCTGCTTTTTGCATAACCCAGTAATGCTTTAACATCACCTTGCTTTGATGCGCGATTGATTAGTTCTGCGTTTGCAACAATTTTCTGAGTTGGTGTTCCAGTTTCATTAAAGTGATCTTACTGCATCATCTGATTGCTTTGCTAGGGCATCTTGTAGTTCTCTTTGCCCAAACTTTTGATATGTTATATCTTCACTTACTGCAAGCTGTTCTCGCATTCCTCTATCAAGAAGCGGATTTTCAACCATCTTTACGCCTGCTTGTCTATATTTAATTCCTTTTGGAAGTGCTTTCAATTCAATTGGCACTTCTGGCAATGCAACGCCTGCCTTTGCTACTGCTTCTTCTACCTTCGGAGCAACCGCTTCAACCGCCTATGGGCAGGGCAGTCTCAACTGCTGGAGCTATGGTGGGAGCGATTGCAGGGGCAACGGATTCGGCAACTGGCGCAACCTTGACGAGTCAATGCCCCGCCAACTCCTCTTGCCAAACCAGCCAACCCGCCAGCGGTAGGCGTGAGAATGGATGCAATGGTAGTCGATACTGGATATTTCTCAATATCACGCTGTAGCATCCCGCTAATTCGAGCAACTTGCTCTGGCGGTATTAACGCCTTCGCTACTGCCTCTTGACCCATTCTGGCCTGCAATATAACCGCCAACCCCAGCAATCGCGCCAGTAACTAGCTTGGGTAGAATGCCACCAGGCGTAAGCGCAGCAGCAGTTTCAGCGGCCACAGCACCAGTAGTTGATGGGATTATTTGACTTCCAACTGTAAGGGCAATTGCTCGGAGCCTGCTTGAATCATCTTGCTCAAGTTCAAACGAATCAACATTGCCGTCCTTATCGGCCTCGAAGCGTACAACCTTGCCATCCTTGTTCCTGCCAATAGCAAATCCAAATCCTGTATCTTTATCGGTTCCAGAAGATACTGTTTCAATCCCTAGCCTCTGTGCTTCTTTGACTGCGGGGATGGCAGGCGTTTCAATAATACCCTCAGCCAACGCCTGCGCTGTTGGTTTATATCCTTCCGCTATCGTGCCATCTGGCCTGCGGATCGTACCCATCGCATCCAAGGCTTTGCCAGCCTCAATGGATGCTTGCTCTGGGGTTGCGCCTGCCTGTAGCTGGCGTTGTGTTTCTTGCTGTAATACAGCTTCACGCTCTGGAGAGATAACATCCTCTGGCGCACCACCAGAAGAAAGATATTCCGCCTTTGTTAAGTTCCCAGCTTCTTCTTGTGTAAGAGGTACGAACTCTGAGTCCTGTTCCTGTTCTGGAACGAACTCAAGTTCAGGCTCGTTGGCCGATTGCCTCAAGCCTCTGGCCATAGCCTACTGCTTCGGCTGAAGCCTTCCAGGTTTTCCGTTTATGTAGATAAGTTCACCAGGCTTCACGCCTGCTGTTCTAGCTTCTTGAGCAGTATTAAAATTGCGTGCTGATGGAACAGTCTTGGCTGGCTGTTGAACTGCTGGCTGTTCTTGCGGAGTTGGAGCAGGAGCAGCTTCTTGTGGTAGCGCATCCATTTGCCCTGTTTGTCTGTTGAGAGAAAGTTCAGCAAGTTTATTGCGGTACACGCCTGCCTCTGCCTCTATGTTCCTCATCACATCTGTCCTTGGTTTAGCACCGACAAGACCTAACCCAGCCTCCATAGCAAACGTGCGAGTATCTCCTTTAGCCATCTCAATCTCTTGCTTCATCTTGTCTTGGGAAAGCTTCTTTAGCCTATCATTCAACTCCGAGCGTCTTCCTTCAATTTCTTCGTTCTGAAGATTTTGTTCATTGTTGATTGTACTTCCAATCCCAGAAAGGTACGGAGCAAACGCTGGGTCTTGGCTTAACGCTGGAAGGTCTTTTAGTTTTCCCTTTACCTTTAGGCCACCCTTTTCAAAACTAAAGTCAACGTCTGGCTGTTCCTTAATAGCCATAGCACGCTCTTCAAGCCCTTGCTTTCTTAGTGCTTCAGCAGCAGCCTGCTTATCAATATCTCCTTGACGGAACATATTCATCAATTCTGGTACATCTAATACAGCCATAAATCTCCTTATATCTTAATCAAGTTTCCAAGACCAGTAGCAATCTGACCAAATTGTTCAGCACCACTCGGCTGCCTAGAAATCGCCCCAACCTGCGCGCCGTAGGTGCTTGATCCGTAATCAGCTTGTGAACGATAAAGACTATTAAACGCATTGGTAAGAGCAACTGGAATCTGTTGATCTACCGCTTGGTAGAAAGGCGATGCTGTAGAAGGAGCCTGCCCGAACTGACCAGGCAACGCTTGGTTAGCTTGGATATACTGTTGCATTGCGCTCTGTTGCTGGCCTGTGCGCTGGTTAGCCAAGTTGTAGATGGAAGGTCCACCAGCAACAAAGTTGGATGCAGCACCAAGGCGATTCTGTTCTAACCCCTGACGTAAGGCTAAGTCGCGCCCAGCAGCCGCACCAGTAGTCTCGCCAGAACCAAGGAAGCTCTGCGCTGCACCATAGCGTGCAAGCTTGCGTTGCTCGCCAGCCGCACCAATCTGCGAGGCTTCTTGCACTGCTGGTCCAAGGCCAAAGATATTGCCTCTTGCAGTCTGCGCCCCACGGATGGCTTGTTCGTAACCGCGCCGTTCTTCCGCGCCAATGGTTGAGCCAAGGCGAAGTTGGTTCATCGCCTCTTGTTCGATAGTGTTACGAAGTTCTTCAGTCTGCGGAGTAGTAGTCGCGCCTAGTGGCTGGGTAGCCATCTGGCGGTACTGCTGACCCAACCCAACCGCAGTGCGGTAGGAATCAGGATCAATCTGATAAAGCTGTTGTGAAGCACGCTCTTCGGGTAGCTGGACAAAGGATCTAAACGATGTGATCTCCTTTAAACCTTCGGGGCTATCCATTGTGATAGGCGTGAAATTCTTTTGCATATCCTGTGCGCCTGTAACAGCACTGGTTACGCTTTTTAAGTCATCGTTAAGCTGTTTGATGAAAACATTGGATGAAGTTCTGCGAGCATCACTTGCTGGAAGTACCTGCGAGAAGCTGGTTAGCAGAATTAAGTCTTTCTTGAATACCAGCAATCTGAGTGTTTCCACGTTTAATAACATCGTCTAGTTTCGATGATTTTGAGTTATTATAATCGTCAACGATTTGCTGATCGGAGACTTGAAAATTTAGTTTAGATCCAATATCTGACGATCCGTAGTTACGAGAGGCAGAAAGTTGGGCTAAGGCTTGATTGAATCCAGGTCCAGCAAGACCAGCGGCTCCGCCTGCGGTATATCCAGAGTCACCACCAGTTAGTGATTTAATCTGACTTGCCAATGAATTATAGGTATTTTCTTTGCTTGTCACATCAGCTAGTCGTTGCTCGTAAGTAGCCTGTAACTTATCCGTTTTTCTTTGAATGCTTTGTTGTAAAGCTGCGTTGTATGAATCTTGCGAATACGCATTGATTCGCGCAGTTTGCCTAGCTACTGGATCGTCTGCATTATTTGTATTTAAGTCGTGAACTTTAGGAGTGGATGTTATGTTTCCATTACTATCTACAGAATATATATTCTCTGTTACTGTTCCAAATGCTCCCATATATTAAACCCCTAAACCTTGATTGCCAACGTTTGCCCCAATTGTGCTATAAAAATCAATTGGTCCTGGTTGGCGATTTGTGGCTACGTTTTGCTCAACCGAACCATATGGTGAAGTACCATACAACTGAGCAAACTGCCTAGTCATCTGATCCCCCAGCCCACGATTGAGAGCATATGCTTGTGGGCTTTGTTCGTAAGACCTACGCAATACTTCCGTTGTGCGCTGTGGTCCAAATTGTCGCTCATTTTGCAATCCAGCCAATACTGCTGACCGCTGATCTAAAGCCGATAATTGACGTTCCAGCGAGCGTTGCTGGGGCATATACTGGGATCGAAGTCTATTCTCCAACGCTGCCATCTCTGGTGCTTTTTGAATATAAGTATCAACATTCATCCTGTAAGCATCCGCATTAGCCTGAGCCACCTCTTGTGGATTAGGAGGTGGGGGCGGTGAAGGAATAGATGGAGAGCCACCCATATTAAGCCAAAGCTTTCTGCATAAATTTCATATAATCGTACTTTTTTTGAACTCCATTGCGTTTGAAGATTAGGCTCCTGCGGGGGCCAAACCTATCCCACAGGATAGTCAGCAGGCATTGCATAGCCCTTCGGCTACGAGGTGTACTTGTACCATCAGTTGATGTAACAGTCAAGTCAACAAATGCTGTATCTCCATCTGGTCTATGTAGATAATGGGTAGGTTCTTCTGACTCGTTAATTACCCTAGCCACCGCTACCCCTACTATTTCCTCGCCATCCTTGGCAACCCCAACCATGCCACGCTGGGCGTACCAGCCAAACCATTCCCTAAAGATAGGCCAGCGAGACTCTGGCACGCCAGATAACTCAATGTATTCCATAGCGTTCATATGGTCTTTTGCACCTCGATAGTATCTGGGTTAGCCGCTGCCATGATCTGGCGAATAGCCATCTTGTTTGCTGAACTAGAAATCTTGATATTGATTAAACGCCACTTTTCGTACTTACGAAGGTCGCTGGCAAGCTTCTTCTTAACTGAGGAAGGAAGGACGGCTGGAAGCGTGAATGGCAAGGTTAGGGTTAAACTTGCAATGTTTATGTTTGGAGCAACGCTGACATCCCCCACATCAACGTCACGCTGGATAAATATGTTGGCATCAGTAGAGAACGAGTTGTCGAATACAACCTCGAAGTGGCTTCCATATTTTAGCGAAAAAGGGTCATTAAAATTAAAATCCTTAGTCCTTACAAATGACTCATAAGCCACGCCTGCATCAACGTAATCAGAAGAAGTTGTTCCAGCGGGACTCTTATACCCAGCATACTTGTTGATCACTCCAGTTGTTGTTTTAAGCATCAACCTTGAGCCTTCGGCGTTAAAATTGGTTAAGGCAAACTGCATTGCCTTTGGACTCCAAGTTCCCTCAAACGCTCCTAGCGCGGTGTTATACACCAGCAAGGTATCGTTTGTATCATTGGCCTCAGTAGGTATAGACAAGAAGTATCTATTATCGTAGTACATGGCAGTAGATACTGCGATGGCCTGCGTGTTGATGCTCTGGATAACGTCTTTAACTATCTCTGAAATAGGTATTCCAACTGAGCTAAAGTCATCCGCTACTGACCGCACTAGCGACCTAATGCCATTGTCGGACAAGAACAATATATCGCTACTCACTTGAACCGCAGTACCAGTAGCAACGCACCCTGTATTGTTGGATATGATGGAAACAATCCAATCCGCTGCTGTGACTGCATCGCTTGGTACGTCAATTTGGAACACCCTGCGCTTCTTAAATACGATGATCCTATTCTTATAGTACGGAACGATTGCAGTTATCTCGTCACCATCATCGCCGTTGACAACAATGCTATTGGTAGCATCCCATACTGAAGGATCTAATATATCCGAGGCGTAAAGCGTGTTTCGGTAAGCCCCAGAACCAACAGCAAACAGCCTATTCTCTGTGTTAATCAAAAGCCTCAAGCCTTGTGGCGGTGGGCTGACAGTAGCTGTTGCAGTTGCTCCAGCACCATTGCCAATGATTGTGATTGTAGGTGCGGTTGAATAACCAGAACCACCATCAACAACAGTCACGCCTGTTACCGCTCCACCAGCAACTGTTGTAATAAAGGTTGGAACTGTTCCACCCCAATCAGGTCCAGTAGCAATTGCGGTCGCGCTTGTATATCCAGTTCCAGCGGTTGTAACTGTTACAGCGCGAACCTTGCCACCCTGCCTGGTGATAATGCTACCATTCCAGAAATGACAATCTCCGTCAGCATCAGCCAAGTACATATTGTCGTTAAACTGAGCCATCGACACTTCGGTTGTACTGAGGATTGAATAACCACTAGACCATTGTTGTGCGTAAGAACTCCATGCGTTTGTTGATTGGCTCCAGGTAGCATCAATTGGATGCATGGTAGAAGAACCATTTGTATCAATACTAAAGAACCTTCCGTTGGTTACAGTCAGCAACTGCTCATTAGTAGCAGTCTCGTAGTAACGCATCCCACCCACAGAACCAACCGCGCTTGTGGCAGTAGTGCAAAAGTTTGTTGTACCAACCCGAGTTTCAAG